GTCTTTAATGACTCACGTGACGTTGGTATAGATGTACTCAATTTGAGAAGATAGGTAGATGACATCATAGATGCATGCTACTTACAGCTTTTCTTATTAGGGTAATGACCCCCGTTTATTCTAGGTTTTTATTCACCTTCCGAGCTACGAAAGCTCCGGTAAAGTAACCACAACAACAACAGATTAATTTCGACATCCCATTCATTTGTTAGGGAAAGTGCAAATGCACTTGTCAAAACGACGGTACTGCTATTTATAGTGAACCCGTGTCCATTCCAGACTTTTAAGTCTGAATTTTTTGGGAAGACAAATGACCTTAGGCAAGTTTGTGCCCTTTTGTGATTGTACCTATAATCAATCCATATATGCTTTCTGAGCAATCCCTTCGAGTTACAAGTTATCCGCTGGGTGAAGATTGTAGAAGACTTTAGGTATATGATCATTAGGAATCTTTCATTTACGAACTGGATCTAATCTTACGAAGCGTCCATGGTTCGGTATTCTGCCCGGAATGCTAGAGTGTCGCAACTCGTTCAATACCATGGCTCTGTTACAACAGATTTGGACCGCCAATCCATATGAGAATTTCTTTGTTTGTGAATGGCCATTCTTGTACTGTGTATTATTAATGTTGGTGTATCCAGTAGGATATTATTGTATATTAATGTTTGTGTTCGTCCTGTCAGGACGCTCCGATCTGATTTTATTCTAAGTCCCTTTCGAGGGCACCCATGAAAGTAGTTTACAAGGAGAAGTATGAACAAAGCGACAAATCAGATCACCCTCCTATCACTAAGGCTAGTGACAGTCTCCAAGTTGGAGATAGGATTAAAGTAAAATCTATGGAGAAGGAGAAGCAACAGGCACCGCTTTCTCAGGAGGAAAATGGAAAATGTTGCCCGGACAAACTGCGAACGTTTCTTAGCGTCCTCTCAGGACGCCCAGATCTAATTGTTGAGTCCTTTTCGAAGTACAAAAACAAAAAAGATCAATCTTCTACTACTATGGCGAGTAGCGATCTTCAAGACGATGATTGGATTAAAGTAAAATCTAAGAAGAAAGAGAGACGTGAGCCAACACTTCCGCGAGTAGAGGAGGTGGACGACGAACAGGATGACGAAGATGATTTTGAATTCATGGAAAACCCAAAAATTTTTGCCTCATCTAAGTTTCATGAGTCTTCACGGAGATTCAATGAACGAGAAGAGAAACGCCGCCAATACAAGATACGACTTGAACGGCGTGCCATGCGAGAAGAATACAAGGTTAACAGAAAAAAGGTTTCCGAGCGTGGGTACACTAGACCACGTCGGCGATATATGCTGAATAGATTTTTGAATTACTTCAGCTGGTGGATTACTTTACAAAGAGATGACTCTTCAGAAGTAGGTCCTTTGCATTGCGATCAGGCTTCAGTTGACGAGAGAGCCAACCCAAAAAAGGCTCGTGCTCCAAAAAACGATGCCAAAGATAGCAAAGATGCAGGTAAGAGGAATACTAAGACTAAGAAGGACCCGATCCCTCGAGAGTCACCTGAAGATTTAGCTGCTAGGGTTGCAGCAAGTGAATCGGAAGCTTCCTCAGGAGAAGAGGAGGCAGTGGAGGAAACCCCGGAGAAAGACACAAAACCGAGTGTTGAAACAGTCACTGATGAAGACGACGATCCTTTGTGGTCCGAGTATTGTGAGAAAATCCGAAAGAAGTACATGCCCAAGTGCTTGCAATCTCCTAGAGAAATGGAGAAAGTCATGTCCACTTACCGTGATTCTTTGGGAAGGAATAGTGAAGAATTCGACTCTTGGTTTAGACATATTGAATGTATATTTGTTTTAGCACACGATTTATATCGCGCCGACAACTTTAGTAGTGTTCTTTTTGCCTTTGGTAGCTTCATGCAGAAGTATACCACGGCATCTTTGTTTAAGAGCATTCTAGACTTGTTTGAAGAAACAGATAAACTTACAAGAGATGAAGTGTCTGAGAGAGCAACGCCACTCGAGGTTCGAGAGGCTTGGGCTCTTGCCAAAACCCACACCCAATTCAAGAAGATCAAATATCTTATTGGGGCTTGCATGACTGCTGCAGGATGTGAAGCAGCAGGTCAATCTATAGACTTTAAGGGCATCCAGCTCTTGAGTTTCGAGGCAGAGAAAAAGCAAGCTAATGCAGTTGATGTAATTGATGCAATGATCAGCACCTTTACTTGGGCCTGTGATACAGGCGCTAAGTGTATCGCTGATGGTTCCTTGTATCCTATTTTATATTCGGATCAGAATGTTACCGAATTGAACAATCTGCTAAATGATATCTTTGCCCACTCCGAAAGTATTCTCATTGGAAACAAAGATGAATACGGCACAGTCAACGACCTGGAGAAAAAGGTTGATGACGCTATTTCTCGTATCCAGAAGATGAAGAAGGTCCGCCCGACTGGACCGACTGCAACCTGGCTTCAAGATAAGTATGCTAAGCTTGTCGCTGTGAAGGAGAAGATATATGCCCGCAATGCTTCTACCACTATGCGTGAAGCACCGTTTGCAATCCACATCAGTGGAGGTACGGCTGTGGGAAAATCTACTCTTACTACGCACACATTGCATGTTTGTCTCAAAGCTATGGGTCTTGAGAGAGACGAGTCCCGGATTTCGACTGATGATGCCTCCGATGACTATGACACCAATATCTATTCGTATTTGCTTGCGATGATTTTTGATGACGTCAACAACGGAAAACCTGATAAACAGCCAAAGCATATTATTGACCGTTTAATTAAGCTTTTCAATAACGTCGCCGCAAAAGCCATTAAAGCAGAACTATCTGAGAAGGGTGTTACATTTATCAAATTCCTTATAGGTATTATCACGTCCAATCACGATGATTTTGGCGCACGTTTCTTTTCTGACGTGCCGGAGGCCATTTTACGTCGCTTTTTACATGTTAGAGCATCTGTGAAACCGGAATACCGTGTTCCTGGTGGCACCATGCTTAACACTGATCACCCCGACCTCAACAAAGGAGATCTTTGTGTTGATGTTTGGGACCTCAAGATTGAAGAAGTTTTTGTTTACGACAACAAAAAGGGCGGCAATAATTATCAGTTCCGCACTTTGATCTTACCACCTGATTACAAGGGTGAACGTGTCTGTGATAACATGAATTTGAGCGAATACATGGATGCCATGGTGTATCTCGCAAGGAAACACCAGGCTAAACAGGCCAAGCTTCTCAAGAATTGCAAGGACTACAGTGCCATGCCTTTCTGCGACAACTGTTGCAAACCACCAGCTTTGTGCTCGTGTGAGAAGTTCTTTTCTTCCGAAACACCTCCTGCTTCCGTTCCCCAAGATGAAATCCAAGAGAGGATGAACGTGCCCATCCTCCCCAAACCTCCTACAGATGAAGCTGTAGCTGCTGAGGCATTGCAGCTTTTATCTGAGGAAACCACCCACTTTCCCTCTCCCAAGCCACCAGCGCGTGCGCCTAGGAGACCGGCCAAATACAAAATTGTGCCAAAAACCCCCATCCTGCGATCTCGTATTCGATCACTTCCGGCTACTCCTGCTTCCTTGTCGTTGAAATCGTACGAAGAGCGCGACAGTAGGATAAGAGCTACTAGAATTCGCAGGTTGGCAACAAAACCCACACCGCATATACAGCGTGGAACTTACGCTTGTGGTAAATGCGGTAATAAAACCAAGGGTCACATTTGTCCGTTTATAATGGTGCCTAACGATATGGCGTCTGAGTTTCCGGATATATTGGCCCCAACAACCATTGTTCCATCCGAAGTTGAGGAGAGAGCTATCGTTGACACTGTCAGCGAAGTGGTTGTGAGTGCTGTGAAATCACACATTAAATCCTATCTCAATCCATTAACTTGGATTGAATCGTATAATCCCTTCGGTCCTGTTTCCGTTACATTACCGAATGCATACAATTGGATCTTTCGACCTCTAGCAACCCACACCACTGTTCAATTGCACCAAGAACTGCGTGCTGCTATTTCTGAATATTCTCTCCCCTTCCTCGTTTCACTTGTTCCTGAACCCATTTTTAATAATCGGTTCTTTGGTATCTTTCTCAATAGATACATTCATGCAGTAAGCGTGTACCAGAGTCGATGGTTAGCAAGATCAGTTAGTTATTCAACGCTGATTGCTTCCCTCTATTTTATTCGTACCCGCCAATACAATAGACTCCCTCTCACATTCGTGTGTGGAGCAGTCGCTTCCAGTTTTGTATGGTTGAGCTACCTGAAAAGACGTCAGGCGTTGACTGAGGAGTACTCTCAGCGTACCGACGTATTGGAGGTAGTTAGACCTTACATTCCACAGAATAAACTGAAAATTGCAATTGGCTGTGGCGCCTTCCTTGCCTTTATGAAGGCAGTCCATATGATGTACAAAGCTTACGCACTATCACAAGAAGAGACAGAGGAAAGAGGGGAAGGAGATGTTCAGGAAATTGACAACACCAAGTCCTCCTCATGGTTGGGATCTATGATGACTGGAATAGGTGCTACTTTCCTTTCATCAAGTTTGAACAAAAATACAACACCAGAAGAGATGTTGAACAGAGTGAAGAAGTCCAATACCGTGTATTGTACATTTGACCGAGAAGACGGTACCACCACTTCTTGTCATGGTATATTCATCAGATCTCATATCATCATTTTTCCGTATCATGTTTTCTTCAACAACCAGCAAAGAGAAAAATTCTATGATACGCTCACAGTCAC